CGCGTTGGGAGGCTTGGGTGTGTTGGGAGTCTTGGGTGTGTTGGGAGTCTTGGGTGCAGTCGGCTTGGGTGCGTTAGGAGTCTTGGATGCGTTAGGAGTCTTGGGTGCGTTGGGAGTCTTGGGTGCAGTCGGCTTGGGTGCAGTCGGCTTGGGCGCGTTGGGTGGCTTGGTAGGTGTGTTAGGTGGCTTGGGCGCAGTCGGCTTGGTAGGTGCATTGGGGGTATTGGTAGGTGCATTGGGGGTATTGGTAGGTGCATGGGGTTCCTCTGCAGGTTTCGGGGTAAGTACACCGGGTGATTTAAATTCAGGTGTGAACGGGACCGGTCCCTCCACCGATGCTTTCTCAGAAGATCGCCCTTTGACAACGACTTTGTTTTTCTCGGGTTCGACCAATTCAAACGCAGGGCACTTGGTTCGTAACATTCGCCCCACCTCTTGGAGACGTTCCTGCAACGCTTTGCAATCCTTCATATCGAGTCACGTGTTATTATTATTGTACAATGAAAAAAATGCATTAAAAGAATACCATGTACTTTACCACAAACCAATGACGATTCTCAACATCGAGGACCTGTGCTTTGACAACACCACTTTCGGAAAGCCTGTCAAGGGAAATGGATTTTACTCCATGCGTATGACACACAACAAGGATAATCCGGAACCCATTTTCCTTCAAACACCCAAAATGGCGCTGGCGTCCAACATTATAGACACAAAATTCGTCGACATGAGGCTTACGCACGAAGAGTACAAGAACCACGTCCAACAGATTGACGATACGCTAATATCGCTCTTAAAGGAAAACAAGGACGAATGGTTCGTGGGAAAGGGATTGACCGATCAATTCGTAGACACGGGGTACCTGCCATCCTTGAAACGCAACGGCGATTGGCGTCTGAACGTGGTCTCCGACGAACTGGCGGTATACGACGATAACAAGCAACCGTATGATGTAACGGATTTGGTGGTGGGGGACACGATGCGATGCATCGTACAACTATCCGGACTCTGGTTCACCAACACTCGTTGGGGCGTGTCGTGGAAGATGATTCAGGTGAAAAAGACCAAAAAGAAGGAAATTCGAAACGAGTACATGTTCCCCGACGAGGCGGACGCGGACGCGCAGGATGTCATCGAACCACCTCCCGGTATGGACGAATAAAAAAAAAGTCGAGTTATAATATAAAACATGTTGAACAAAATGAAAACCAAGTGTGATTGGTTGATGTTGGGAGTGTTCTTGTTGGTGGCTGTGTACTTGTACGTGGAGTACAACAAGTCCAATCGCGAGGCGATGGATGCTCGTTATTTCAAATACATGGACGAGAAGGCCGAAAACACCCCATCTACCGACCCGGTGTTATACGGAGAAACGTCCGCACCCGATGCGCCCGTGTCCGCCACCAAGTGCGGCAACTTTGTGAGCAGCGATCTCCTCCCCAAAACCACCGCGGTGGTAAAGGACCCCACCTTCACGTTCGCCCCGAACAAGGACGTGAAACTGCTCATCAAACCCGCTCAGTCGGTTATAGGTGTGAACACCCAAGGCGGTTCCTTGAGGAACGCCAATCTTGATATTCGCTCCGCGCCCGCCATCGACAAAAAGGAGGTGAGCCCGTGGTTGAATTCGACGATCGACGCCGACCTGTACCGCCGTCCCTTGGAATAAAACATTAAAGAATTGTATCCATAAAAAAGAATCATGAGCGAGACTTCGTCGTCCACACCTTATACAGGCGTTCGAAACTTCAAGGATGCTGTTCACGAATGGATGGGTGTTCACGATTTCATATCACAGTCTCAAGCGGAAATTCGACAGAAGCGGAAACGATTGACACAACTCGAATACTTCATCACCACCTATCTCCGCGATAACGACAAAGATTACTGTAATATAGGGGACAAAGAGGCACTGTGTGTAAAAACCAAGAAAACCACCGGATCGTTGAAAAAAGAACACGTCACTTCGTTTTTGAATCGCATGTTACAAAACGAGGCGCAAGCCATCGAATACACAAAACAACTGTACGATATGAGAGAAATTAAAGAGAAGGCGACCATCAAAAGGATACATCTGGAATGAACGTGCTCGTTCTATCCGGAGGAGGACAAGCCGGCTGGGACATGTTAGGTGCGATAAGCCAAATTCAAGAAGAAATACCGTCGTTCGACGCGTACGTCGGAACCTCTGTAGGCGGAGTCATCGCCGCGTTATGTAGCGTAGGATTTCACGCGGTTGAGTTGTTTGAAACATTACAACACGTTGATATTTCAAACAAACCAAGTCTGGTCCGATGTGTGGAGGAATTCGGATTTTGCGATTCCCAACCACTCATGAAGTCAGTGACCAAATTGCTCGAGAATAAGTGCGGACCCGACCCGACGTTCAAGACCCATCACGAACGATTCGGCGCGGATCTGGTGATTACCGGGGTTTGTGTCACGACTCAACAAACCGAATACTTTCGATGGGACACGCATCCCGACATGAAGCTCATGGACGCGATTCGGATCACGTGCTCCGTGCCGATTTTGTTCGTACCCGTCAAGCACGACGATCGTTTGTACGTGGACGGAGCGCTCGGAGACAACTTTCCAATCAAGTACGCACTTCGAACGTACAAGGAAACAGCGGAACGCGTGGTCGGAGTCTCCGTCCAATCCGCTCGCACGCAATCCACGTGCTTTTTCACGTACGTTGTCAACGTGCTTCGATTTCTCGTCGATCGACACCAACCAACTGATGTTTCCGCCGATGAGAAGTGTACGGTGACCGTCATCCCCCTCGAACAAGCGGTGGCGCGCATGTTCGATTTGTTTCGAAACGTGGAAAACAAACGGGTCATGTTCGATCAAGGAAAAGAATCCGCGCAAAAGCATTTAAAACCGTTGCCGATTGTAGACGAGTAACGATGTTACACGAGCTTCCGATTGATATGATCGAACATGTGACTGGGTATTTGAGCGTAAAACAGTGCGCAACGCTTCGATGCGTGTCTAAATCCATGCAATGCGTCGAATCGACGTGTCCGCACGCGTCCCACGTCCTTCGATACGACAAGGATGCCGTTTGCTCGCTTTCGCCTGAAAGGTCGATTTCCCCGAATGTCGACGTTGCGTCGGAGACGATCGAATCGCTCGCCGTTCGATTTCGAACGACCAACACCCATCGCGGTCTAAAAAACAAGCTCCGTTTTCTCATACACGCGAAAGAACACGCGAAAGGATGGGTCGATCGTGTCGACGGCGTCACGTCGGAACAGGGCAAGATTGCGTCCACCCCGTTCGACCCCACCACCGTTCTCTTGGTTCAAGCGTACGCGGGGACCGGAAAGACCCGCACCTTGGTCGAGTTTGCGAAGAATCACGACACCAAATCGATCTTGTATCTTGCGTACAACCGAGAACTTTGTGAGGATGCCAAACGTCGTTTCGCCGCGTGTCCTCACGTACAAGTGTCGACCATTCACGCGTTGGCGTACGTGCACTACCCCGAATTCGACATGGGCGACTCGCTCACCGTCCGCGCGTTGATGTCCGCGTACTCCGGTGTGAGCGCGTCCAACGCCATGGAGATGATTCGCGCCTTCGACACATACTGTCACGGTTCGGGGAACGAACACACCGACGTGTCTCGGCGAATTTGGGACGACATGTTCGTCCACAAAACTCTACCCCTCACCCACGACGCGTACCTGAAACATTTTCAGGTCCATCGACCCACGTTGAAATACGACGCGATTTTGTTGGACGAATTGCAAGATTGTAACGACTGTATCGTAGACATCGTCTGTCAACAACGAAACACCATGAAGGTGTGTGTCGGAGACATGTATCAACGGTTGTACGGATTTCGAAACGTGGAGGACCCGTACGCCTACATGCAAACGCACAAACAACCGACCGAAACCGTCGTCAAACGCCGATTGAGTGTTTCGTTCCGTGTCGGGTTCGATCTCATGTACCACGTCAATCTGTTCTTGGACAACAAGTTTAGCGTCCAAGGATTTGCGCGCGCGCAGTGTGAAAACACACGCATCATTCCCAAGAGCGATCGGAGCGAACTGGAAATTCGATCGTGGGAAGGACCTGTGACGTACATTTGTCGTTTCAACATCAACGTGATCAAGAGTTGTATCCGTTTCGCATCCCAAGGAAAACGTGTATACATTTACGGAAAAACGTTTCGATTCGACGAAGAGCTGGAGATCGTGCGCGACTTTATGCGCGTCGAACGACGAGAGTACGACCACATCGTACACAAGGAGTGTCGGTACGGAAAGACGATGCATCGCTTGTTCGAGGCGTACAACGAACACTTTATGACGGAATGGAGACAGCGCTGGACGTTGTACGACCTGTACGGAGAAGCCATGATCGATCACTGGTCTACCATGAAAACGTTCGTGACGAACGACGTGACCGACGCGGACGTCATCCTCACCACCGTGCACCAGGCGAAAGGGTCCGAGTTTGACAACGTGTGTCTGCACGACGACCTGTCGTTGAACGTGATCGATTCCTTGTTCGTCATGTACGTCGCCATGACACGGGCCAAGAAACGACTGCTTCTCAACACCGTGATGACCAACTATTTCGTCAAACAACGAGGACCAGTGTACGCGGACGATCACGAACCGTCCCCGTCGTCCGAAAAATGCGCGACCTGCAAGAAACTCACCTCCTCGCGGGCTTGGATGGACGTGGACGTGGAAGCGTGCTTCGAATCGTCCGCCGACACCCAACTCTACGAGCGCATCGCCATGTGCGACAAGTGCAAACAAAAAGCGGGGCTTACGAGTCGTCTGGATTGATCAAACTCATACGGCCGTTTTCGAACACGGCCCGAATCTCGTGGGTCAACGTGGGTATGGTGGATTTGTACGTCGTGTTGTTTTGTTTCGTTTTCAAACACAACGTGTTGGCCGCATCGTCCCAACACCACACCCCGAACCCTTCGTGAATGTGGTCGGTGCGCACGGTGCTCGATTTGGGTAGCTTGAACATCAGACCGTTGGTGGCGTTGACGACGAATTGCGAATCGGTGGTGGTGGTCGTTCCTTGTCGGTCGTTGGTGCCGAATACGAACGTGTTGTCATGCACGGCGATGGCGTTGAGTCCGCACGCGACAGAATTGGTACCCATCGTGTGATTTTCCGTACCTCCCAGTACGACGCTGCGTGATCCGTTCGCCTCGTTGCCGTCTCCTCCAATACACACGGAGTGCTTCCCCAACGCTTCGTTCTGCATGCCTCCGACGATGACCGAATCGTTGTACGTGATGTTGTTGATTCCTTGAACGCTTAGCAACAAGTCGCGAAACTCGGACAATATTCCGTCCGCGGCGTTGGAAGTTCCGGGAATCGCGGACGTGGGTGCATTTCCTGCAAAGAAACTTCGGGTACCGCCGCGTGCGATCACGGTTTGGCCGATGACTGTGTCGGGGTCTGCGGTGTTCTCCATGACGGACAAATAGTTGTAGTTGATGATGTTGGCAAAGATCTTGTCTATATACAACGTATTGTCCGAGTCCACCACAAGAGTGTTGTTGACGTATAACTGCTCGGCGACGTCGACGATGCTGTATCTCGCATCGGTTAGTATCTCACTCATCCTTGATTTTTTGTGGAATCGAGACTTTTATTGTTGTTGTAAGACAGACATATTCTTAATTACTTCAAACTCTTCGACTCGAATATCCTCTTTGATGTTCAAGAGGGTTTTCGTCATGGTCGTCACACTGTTCGGGTAAATCTTATCCGTGCGCATCAAGAGTCCCACCCAATTGTTCGTACCGTTGTACGCACACTCCACGATACCGGGAAGATCCTCGCGCATCGTTTCGGGGATGTGTATGTAATGGTCGTGCAGACACACCATGTACTTGCCTTTCGACAGTTTGACGATAAACTTGTTTTTCGCCCTAAAATTTTGTTCCACCCAAAAGTCCACCGTGTTCTTTTGACGCGGCTTCCATTTGAACATGTCGTAGTTGGTCCCAGACACCACGGGTACGTTTTCGGGCGTAAATATCAATCCGTCGTGCGCGTGCGGAATGGACGGCAACACGTCGCGGGTATACTCTTTGATGTCCGTCAAACTCGCGAACGGTTTGATGCGCACGTGTATGTTGTGATGGTCTCGGATCGTCATACACGATACGATGGAAACTGCGTACTTCATGCGCTCGCTATGAGGAAGTTGTGTCGTGTCTTTTCCGCATACACGAACGCTGTCGTATACCAGAAAATCGTATTGATTGGTGTCTTGATTCTTGATGAGCTCTCCGTCCAACAACGTTCCTTGGAGAAAAGCGTCCTTGACGGTTCGCATGTCGATCAAGTACATCTCCGTTTTGCGATCGACAAGCACACAATACATCACGTCTTCCACACACACGCATTGCATCACGTAACGCATACCGTCCGTTTTCGCACACACCCAGTACGGATTGTCGGCCAATTTCGAAAAATGAGATCGTTCGATCGATATGGGTTGCGGCCCCGGAAAACCGTCCCTTTGATACTGGTTCCACCATTCGTGCAATTTTTTTAAGATATTCTTTTTGAGATCCGCCGAAACGACGCGCACGCCCGGACGCTCGGCGAATACAGCGTACTCCATCAGCTTTGATTCTTATTTACAAACCACATTGGTCTTTAAGTTTATTTGCAATTTTTTGCACGCACGGTGTCGGTCTACGATGGTGGTCTTGATATTGTCTCGGAAACAGGATCCACAAAATGGCCGACACGATGTCTTGCGGGCGATGAAGAAAGACGAGATGTGGGAAATCGTTCATCACGCGTCGTACTTGTTTTCGAACCTTCGCCGTGTGCCGTCGGGACAAGCACCATTCGAACGTACACCGCACGTTGAGGTGCGTCCACACGTCGTCTTGAAGCGTTCGGTCTCGGACCGATTCCTCATTGATCACTTCTTCTGGAACGTCGCCATGCACCGTATCGTAACCGGGCATGGATCGGAAATCGCGGTTCACCACCGTACCGCAGTTGGTACACACCGTGTCCCCTCCGGCGTAGTCTACCACCTCTGAGTACGGAAATCCGCACCAACGACACATGCCGCGTACGGATCCAAACTTTTTTTGGACTGCTTAAATCTATATAGCATGTATTTATACTACAGCCCCAACTGCAAGCATTGCGCTCGTCTCATACAGACGTACGATTTTAGCAAGTTTCAATGCGTGGACGTTCACAAATACCGAGTGCCTCCGAACGTCACCTCCGTTCCCACGATCGTCGACGACGCTGACAACGCATACGTAGGGTCCAACACGTTTCGGTTCATGGAGGGCAGCGCCGGTATCCAGCCGTACAGTTTCGACGTCACCAATTTGACCAACAAGGGCTTTTCGTATATAGACAAGGATCCGTTAGAGATGTTTTATTGTGAAAACAGTAACTATACGGAAATAAATTAAAGGCTTGGGTGGTAACGAAATGCACAGCACATGGATCTCGAAAATACGTACGTGCTTCGGTTACAGACCGTTCAGAGCACGGTGATTAAAACGTTGTGCGACGTTCTCAAAGAGACGCTCAACGACATCAACTTCATCTTCGATGAAACCGGTATGCGTGTGATGGCCATGGACGGTTCGCATGTGGCGTTGGTTCATTTGAAACTGCTTTCCAAAAACTTTGAACAGTATTATTGTCAGAAACGCGTGCAGGTGGGGTTGAACATGAGTCATTTGTTCAAGATTATCAAAACCGTCACTACCATGGACTATATCACCTTTTTTATCAAAACCGACAATCAGCACGAGTTTGGGATTCAGATCGAGAACGCCGACAAAAACACGTGCACGACGTTTCATTTGAAGATGTTGGACATTGACGAAGAGGAAATCAGCATCCCGGATATCGCCATCGAATCCATGATCACCATGCCGTCCAACGATTTTCAACGCATGACGCGCGACATGCTCAACATATCCGATCATCTCATCATGACCTCCTCGGCCGATATGTTGCGCCTCGAGTGTCGGGGCGACTTTGCGTCCCAAGAGACGTGTATCGGTAATTCGAACCACGGTTTGTCGTGCTCGCAAAACGAGGAGGTGACGGGCACATTCTCGTTGAAATACATCAATCTGTTTACCAAAGCGACCAATCTGTCAAATATTGTGGAAATCTACTTGAAACGCGACTACCCGCTGATGTTGAAATACGCCGTCGCCAATCTCGGTCAAATCATGTTTTACCTGGCACCAACCGCCGAAGACAATTAAAGTATGAAATTTCAATAAAAGACACTTCCTCTCATGAACGATCATGGATTGTTGTATTTGTTTGGATGAAACGGGGTTCACGGTTCGAAAGGTGAAACCGAAAACGTGCAACGACGTGCTTCTCAAATGCGGTCACACGTTTCATCGTGTATGTATCAAGTCGTGGTTTCTGAAAAACGACGCGTGTCCCATGTGTCGAAGCGAATTGAGATTCAAAGAAGGGAGTTACTTCAAGTACATGATGTTGTTGTGCGAGTTTGTGCGTTGTTTCGGTCACCCTACCTATTCCGATTCGATTCGGTTTCAGTTTGAATACGACGTGTATGTGTACCACGACAACGCGACCCTGATTCTGTTCGTCCACCACACCAAACAAAACCAGCTCCATTTTTCTCATTCGACATTTCAGTCGAAACATCGAATTGGTTTTAAAGGTTAATCGCGCTTGTTCTGATTATATCATGCAAGTGACAAAGCGTAACGGAAACAAGGAGACGGTGTCGTTCGACAAGATTACACGACGAATCCAAAAGATTTCTGCGGAGATTTCGTCGATCATCGACCCGATCCGTATCGCCCAAAAGGTGTGCAACTCGTTGTACGACAATGTCACCACCACCGAACTCGACGAACTGTCCGCGGAGATTGCCATTTCGTTGAGCACCATCGATCCGCACTACGGCACGCTCGCCGCCCATTTGTGCGTCAATAATCTACACAAGGCGACGTCTGCGTCCTTTTCGGACACGATCGAGCGTTTGCACGACAACAACAAGGTGACCACCGCGTTGCGTGACGTGGTCCGCGCCCACCGCGCACGCATCGAAGACGCGATCGACTATCAGCGAGACTATTCGTTCGACTATTTCGGCATGAAGACCTTGCAACGATCGTATCTTTTGAAGATTGGTAACAAGATCGAAGAGCGCCCCCAATCCATGTGGATGCGCGTGTCGCTCGGTATTCACGGAGACAATGTCGACGCGGCGTTGGAGACGTACGATTGCATGTCGCGCATGATGTTCACGCACGCCACACCGACGTTGTTCAACGCGGGCACGTCCCATCCGCAAATGTCGAGTTGCTTTCTGGTGGAGCTGCAGGACGACTCCATCACCGGCATCTATTCCACGCTCCAAGACTGCGCCCAAATATCCAAGTACGCGGGTGGAATCGGTCTGCACATTCACAAGCTTCGCGCGACGGGGTCCGACATTCGCAACGTGAAGAACGCGTGCACGGGAATCGTGCCGTCACTCCGGGTCTTCAACGCGACGTCCCGCTACGTGAACCAGTCCGGTCATCGCCCGGGATCCGTGGCGGTGTACCTGTCGGTCGACCACGCGGACATTTACAAGTTTCTCGATCTCAAGAAGAACCACGGCGACGAAGAGGAGCGGTGTCGCGACCTGTTTTACGGCTTGTGGGTACCCGATCTGTTTATGCGACGCGTCAAGGAGGACGGCATGTGGTCGCTCTTCTGCCCCAAAACCGCGGGGTACCGCCTGGAAAACGTGTACGGATCCGAATACGAAGCGTTGTACGAACAGCTCGAACAAGACGGTTCGTACGTGAAGCAGGTCAAAGCGCAACACCTGTGGTTCGCGATATGCAACGCGCAGATCGAGACGGGGACGCCGTACATCGTGTACAAGGACGCGGTGAACCGCAAATCCAACCAACAGAACGTGGGGTTGATCAAATCGAGCAACCTGTGTACGGAGATTATGGAGTACACGTCGCCGGAGGAAATTGCGGTGTGCAATCTGGCGTCGGTGTCTTTGCCGAGTTTCGTTCGCGCGGACAAGACGTTCGACCACGAAGGACTTCATCATGTGGTGAAGGTCATGACCAACAATCTGAACCGCGTCATCGACGTCAACTTTTATCCGGTGGACAAGGCGCGCGTATCCAACATGAAGCATCGTCCGATCGGACTCGGCGTGCAAGGGTTGGCGGACGTGTATCTTCGCATGGGAATCCCATTCGACTCGGAGGAGGCATCTCGGTGCAACATGGACGTGTTCGAGACCATCTATCACGCGGCGATGGAAAAGTCGATGGAACTCGCGCAACAATACGGACCCTACGACACGTTCGAGGGCTCACCCGTGTCCCGTGGTGTGTTTCAGTTCGACATGTGGGGGGATCACGAGTACAAGTGCGGTAGCAAACGGTACGACTGGGACGCGTTGAAGGCGCAAGTCATGAAACACGGTGTGCGAAACAGCCTGCTGGTGGCCCCCATGCCCACGGCGTCCACCTCGCAAATTTTGGGGAACAACGAATGTATCGAACCGTACACGAGCAACATCTATCTGCGCCGCACGTTGGCGGGTGAGTTTGTGGTGGTGAACAAGCACCTCATCCGTGACTTGACGGACGCCGGATTGTGGACGGAAGCGCTCAAAAACCAGATCGTCGGTCAACACGGATCCGTACAAAACATCGAAGGAATTCCCGACGACATCAAACGGATTTACAAAACGGCGTGGGAGTTGAAACAGCGCGTCCTCATCGATCAAGCCGCCGACCGAGGCATGTACGTGTGTCAAAGCCAAAGCTTGAACCTCTTCGTGGCGCGACCCGATTTGCGAACCCTGTCGAGCATGCATTTCCACTCGTGGTCCAAAGGACTCAAAACGGGCATTTACTATCTGCGCACCATGCCCGCCTCTCAGCCGGTCCAGGTTTCCATCGCTCCCGAATGCGAATCGTGCTCTGCGTAAAAACACGTTTCACTTTAAGGAAAAATCAGCCTTGTATTTTTCAAAGTAACCCCCAATGCTCGACACCAAGTTTGTATTGTACGCGTGCACGGGTCTTCTCGGAACACACCTGATCGTTTTGATTCTCGAATGGTGCTATCGCGAATGGTGCTATCCCATGCACGGATGGATGGATACTCTTTTCTTGTCGGTCATCACGCGACACAGTTCGCTCTGTCGAGCGCTCGATCGCACCGTTCACACGTTAGACTCGGCGATGGAGAACTCTTTGTTGTACGTCATGTGTATGCTTGGATCGTTCCTGGTGAACCGAGTTCGGGTCGTTCGTGTCGCCAATGAAAATAAAGAAGTTGAACAATAAGAACAAAAGAATAAAAAGTGTCTTTTTTTGTATGGATTTACACTATTTTAATTCCAACAATACCAAACACACCGCCGAATGTTATGTGGATTCCACGTTTCGAGACCGTCTTCGATATCCGAACGCGAACGAATACACGGTGGAGTTTGTCGAACCGTTCCGAAACGTGGTGGGGATGGAAATCGTGGACGCGCGCATTCCACAAAGCGAGTACGCGATTCACGAACGAAACAATCGGCTCGTGCTCGTGAGCGCGGCGAACGTCGCGAACACCGTCGTCATTCCACCGGGGGACTATACGGTGTCCGAATTTGCGGACGCTTTCAACGCCGCCGGTGTTGAATTCGCGCAACCGATTCAGTTGCACGTGCTTTCTGTTCGATCCAAGATGGTGCTTCGTTCGGTCCTTCCTTTCCATGTGGATCTTCGCGCGTCGACCGCGATTTCTGTCTTTGGGTTCGATGCCGATGTGGGGATCCATTCGTCCCTCTTGTCGATACAAAATACGGACCAATTCGAAAACATTGTTTTTCAAGACACCACCTCGTCAACCGTTTCGTTCATCGAGTCCGATCCGCTCAAGGTGTACGAACACACGTTTCGCATCGAGGCCACGGAGATTCCCGAAGTGTATTTCGTGCAAGAGATTGAAATTCCGGAGATGAAGTTGATCCTCCCCGAGAACGTCGTGCCTCTCATCCAATTCAAAGTGGAGATTCTTCGTGACGGAGACGTATTGGGTGAGGTGGAGACGGTGCGTGAACCGTTGTTTCGATTCGAGAAAGATGTGGATGTGTTTCCGGGAGACGAGTGTGTCGTGCGCTTGTCGTTCACGCGGGTAGAGCGTTTCGACATTTCCAAGATCCAAATCCCGGTGCACAACGATTCCCAAACCCCCACTATGGTTCGAAATCACGGAACGTCTTTGGTTTCCGAAACGTCGCAATACAATTCGATACCTTTGTCCGACGAACACCCGGATTTCCACGGAATTCGCATGCGGATTCAAGCCGAGAAACGCGTGTACTCCGTCATTCCGTCGGGTAAATATCATTTGAACCCCGACCCGTACGCCGTGTTACGGTGCAAAGAAATGGAGCCCCATTTCCCGAACGGCATCGTGCGACACCACCACGACGTCCATCGCAAATCGTCGTTCATGTTCGGTACCGCGATTCGTTTGTGCGACCCGAACGCGTCTGTGTCGGACGAATTCAAGTCGTCGTCGTCCTTTAGCAAACGTCTCGTGGAGCTCACCCCGATTCACAAGTTGACGCGCATGTCTTTTCTACTCGAAAACGTGGACGGTTCCAAGTACGATTGCAACGGATACAACCACAGCTTTACGGTGCGTTTGTATTGTATGAACGTTCAGTCCAACGTACACCAACAAGGCTTTCAGCCACAAACGGTGTACCCGGAGGTGGAAGCGGTCAACGAGCGCGCGGAGCTCTACCTCCTCGGCTAACGGTTTTGTTTCCGATATTCACGAATCGCGTTTCGAAGCACGTTTTCGAATGGACGGTCACCAACCCCCGCCGTGGGTCTCTGATTCGCGCCTTTCGGAATCCACCGATCCACTTTTCGAAACTCGATCAACGGTATGTTTTTCAATAGGTTAGGGTATTGGTTGTAGTACGTTTTGTATCGGGCCATTTGTTGTCTAAAATCTTCGGGGATCGCTTTAGGAGGCGCCGCGGGTGTTCTCGTACGCCCCTTCCAATTCGCGTTTGTTTTCGGAACCGGTGGCGGAACCGGTGGTGGTGCTGGTGGCGGAACCGGTGGTTTGGGTGCTGGTGGTGTTGGTGCTGGTGGTTTGGGTGCTGGTGGTGTTGGTGCTGGTGGTGGTTGTTTAGCGGACCATTTGGAAACCATGTCTCTCAACAGTTGTAGCTCGTCTCGAAACGCGGCCACAACCAACTCCATGTTGCTTTTCGTGTACTTGTAGCGCGGACGACCGGTTCGTTGTCCTTGTGTGCGATTACAATGTACGATCACCTGTCCTCCTCGTTTCACCGGATATGTGCGCGTTTTCATTTACATCCGATCCACGAAAGATTTTCTAGTACAAAAAAATAAAAATCCGTTTTCTTTTTATTTTTTTGTACTTTTAATGGTATATACACATTCAACCACATGGTGGCCCTAAAGTTGATCAAACTCACCAAGAAGAAGACTCCTCCGTCCCGGAGGATGCATAAATACGGATCCACCAAACCTTCCTACCTCCAATTGGACAAGGCGGTAACCAAAAAGTCTCCTTCCGCGACGACGAATAAACCGGCGCCGTCCGCTGCTGCGGCGTCCAACGCTTCCAACACGAACCTCAACGAGTATAAGAAACATTTGAAGTTGATGATCAATACAAAATTCTTGAACAACAAGTCGCCTGATTTCAAGGAGAATGTGGTCAATAACATGAAAAACTACCGCGATTTGAAAAACCCCAAATTCGCCGCATACAAGAGCGACGCCACCGTGAACCGCGTGGTGGCCGAGATTCGTCGCGAGATGCCCCAAAACACCCAACCCGTAAAAATCACCTCCAAATCCGACCCGGTGATGACGAAGCGTCTTCTCCAGTCCCGCAAGAAGGGAGGTGCGTCCAAGAAGGCGGCGGCCAACGTCGCAAAGCCCCGAAAGACGTACAGCCGCACTCCGTACATCGGAAACACCAAAAACACCTCGCCGAAGAACGGATTCAACAAGAACAACTCCAACAACAATAACGGGTCGGGGTCCAACTCCAACAACAACGGTTCCAACAAGAACAACAACAACAACCGTACCGTACCGGCCAACGTTTCCGTGCGTCGTACCATGAAGAAAATGTAAACAAACCGAGAAACGTTAAAGATCACTTAAAGTTATACGCCCCGAATATATAAAAAAACGAAGATCCGGAATGACTCCCGACATTCGCGTAACAAACCGCGACGGTATCGTGTACGCCACCGTCATCACCGAAACCCCCGAACCATTTCGCGCGTTCGGACCGTATCACGAAGAGATGGCGGACAACTATCACGTGTTACGGTACCAAGGCTCGAACGTGTTCGATGTGGTCATGTCGACCATGAAGAACATCGACTATTCGGACGAAATGAACCTGATTACGAGGTCCAACTTCGCACCGTTTCGATACACACTCACCAATTCGTCCGCAATCCCTCCGACCCGCGCTCGCCATAGCGATTCAGGGTACGACGTCACGGTGATTTCCAAGATCAAAACGTTCGGAAAAGTGACCTTGTACGGCACGGGGATCAAAGTGCAACCTCCGAACGGGTTCTATTTCGACCTCGTACCTCGAAGCAGCATCATCAAGTTGGGATATATACAGGCCAACAGTGTCGGAATCATCGACCAAAGCTACACGGGGGAAATTATGGTCCCGTTGATTAAGATCGATCCGGACGCACCCGATCTGGAACTACCCGCCAAGATTGCGCAACTCGTCCCGCGACGTTGGCACGGCCTCACTCCTGTGGATGACGAAACCGAAATGGAAACCATGCGCGGAGATGGTGGGTTCGGTAGCACGAACAAGTTGTGAAAACCATTTCTTTACACCACGACCGACACACCCCACTTGTTTTCGTACGTATTGATTCGGTCACGAATGCTTTGTTTGAACGTTTTCGCGAATATTGGGGTGTGAACGATAGTTGGAAACTCATTCGTTAAACTTTCTTTCATTTGTGATATGTAAGCACGCAATTCTTTTTCGTCTTGTTCCTGTTCCCCCAATTGGAAAGGACTCAACAAACCGTCTGTTGTTGTTTCGTCTCCGTGGTGATTAGTTTTGCTTTGTTGATACATTAATTCCGTGAGATAGGTGTAGTTTGTGGCTGTTTTGGTGATGCAATTCGGAACGAGGTTTCGGAACACGCGTTTGGTGGTCGATTCACAGAACGTGTCGAGCACGTGTTTGGTCGGTCGCTTCTCCCATCGCCCCTCCCCCACGTATACTTCCGCCGAAATGTCTTTTTTGATTGGTTTTCGAATGGTTTGATTTTCCGGGAAATCCGTGTTGAAATGGACCAGTCGCAACAGAGTGGCGACGTCACCATCTTCCACCATGTTACGAAACGCTCGAGAGTACTTGGTGTGCAACAGGTTACACAATAGGTCGTAATTTTCTTGTCCGTACACGTTCAAATGAATGTTGACAATGGTGTTGTTGTTGTTGTTGTTCGTCACGTTGTGAATAATCGTCATCCCTTTCTCTTGTTGTTGTTGTTGCGGCGGTGGTTGTGGATACGTAGTGGAGGTTGATGATGGAGTGGTGGTGAATTCGGAGCACCGCTTTTCGTGCCGCGACACGGCCGATTGAAACCGAAAGACTTTGCCACATACTCGACACGTGTTCGAAGGACACCCTTTGCACACTTTGCGATGATTGGTGATGTTCTTTCGAAACACTCTCCGCAAGCACTGCTCGCACTGGAATTTATCGTCGATCGCTTTGAATCCAATGAGTGCGGGATCGATGTTATGATTTACAGCTCCGATGTTATGATTTACAGCTCCGATGTTATGATTTACGGACTCAATGTTATGATTTACGGACTCAATGTTATGATTTACGGACTCCGGATTCTGAATTTTACATCGTTTTTTCGTATGTCGGTTCAAATTTTGCTTCAATGTGAATGTTGTTTTACAAAGCCCGCAATGTAGCGCCATACATGGAGTATGTGTTCTAAACTTTTACTGACAAAATTGGTTTTAAATGGATTGATCCACTAATCCGGATGGGATTAGAGGGGGGGGGGAGAGACCACTATCAACTCAAACACAAAACATTTTTCAACAGACTTGCGTTTCAAAAAGAAATTCGACTGTTACCTTGTCGTTCATCACACCAACGGGGTAACATGCGAAGAATACGTTATCGGCGGGGCGGGGAGGGAGAGAAGGGGTCACGCATGGGTAGGTTGTTCGCTTGAGAATCTTCCATATTCGACGCAACCAAAAGACAGAAATATGTGTAGTTCAATTATTTGTTGATCTTAGTATGGCATGCCCAATCCGGTTGCAATGTTGGCGCGTTTCTGATACGCCTTTTTGCCACCTATAAACATACCGCTAGTGAGTAGGATGGTGCCGATAATCAAGATCACCGTGGAGTAGGCCATGGTGTTTTGTGTGAACCCCTTCTCATTGTACAAATCAAATACGGTTCCTTTCCTATTTTCGTCCAACGCCTGGACGGTCAACCAAGCCTGCGCGAACAACATCACGACGAGGCATGCAACGATGGCTTTGAGTAACATAGTCATGGGGAATGACGGATTCGTTTGTATAGTTCGCACATAATTTTATTTGACGTTGATGAAGAAACAAAACAAAATCTTCCAGGATACGATACTTCATGAACGTGGGTACGGTGAATGTGTCCGCCGCACACTGATGGGATGTCAAAAATTGGTTGAGCAATGCAAATGAATCCAATTCGATTCGGTTCGAATGGAACGAATCGTTCGTTGTTACGACAAGACAACTTCGGTTCTTATTCGCTCCTTGCCGAACCAAACACCGAGACAAATAGACGCCCATTGTGTCAATATACTATTTTTATTATTTTAATTATATTAAGAACGATGTTGTCCACCAAGCATCGACGTGTCGCGGTGGTGAAAAAGGCGATATTTCCCGAGGAAGGTACCGAACATGTGTTGAAACAAAGCATCATCAAGAATTTGAAACGAAACGTCGAATCACTGATTCGAAACCATCCGCCCACGACCGAGACGACAAGCGTCCTTCGCAATCACGTGGAGGAATGGTGTCTTCGGACCGTGGCAGTGGATCGTTTGTCGTACATCGCAAGCGTGAACTCCACCACAAACGAATTACAAGTGGTTCCCGCCACTACTGGAGCTCGTCAAAAGAAGAACGCGTTGGCAGGAGAATTGGAACTGGTGCGTTTGAACGAAGGTCGGTTACCTTTCGACAAGGATGGGTTGGTTCGAATTCGCAACCAGTCGGTTGCCAACCACGTGATGATTTTGGTGGGATGTGTCGACTACACCGTCAAACAACGACAACGGTCTAATACGACGAATAACAATAACAGTCAAGTCACACCCATGAATGTGAACACAAACAATAACAACCAAGTCACACCCATGAATACAAACAATACCAATAGGAATAATAATAATCGATCGGAAGACATTCATATGAATCACGCGATATGCGCGTTCAAACATATGAATACCTTGTATTGCTTCAATCCGCACGGGTACGTCTATTTGACAGAACGCGAAAATATACCTGACGATCTGATCTGGACCAGCCTCAAAAACCGGTACGGATGCGACAAGGTGGTGGTGTTCACCGGACACAATTTTCAAGCGGTCAACGTATATGGGACATGCATGGGGTTTTCACAGAATTTCGGAGTTCACATGTTCAACGAACTTTTGACAATGACCTATTTGTACTATATCGGAAACCCTTCCGCGCTCACGTACACGCGATACCCGTCCACCGGAACCAACTACAACATCAACTCGAACGAATTCAACGATTTCGTCCATTACTTGTTTTCGACGTACAAACCCATGTACGGGCCGGGGCTGTATTGTCCCGGGAATCAAGCAAAATTCGTACAAGCCATGAATCGAAATCTACTCACGCGCAATCGCAACAACAAACGGATCGAACTGCTTGAAGCTAGACAAAACAGGAACCATAATCGAAAGCGAAAAATACCAACACCGAGGCCTTCTTAATTGGGTTCGGCGTCCGACAGTTCGTCCTCGTCGTCGATGAACGCATACCCCTTGATGGTTTGTTTGTTCGGGTGCACCTTCACTTGAATCACCTTCCAGGAAACACCAAACTCCTTGGCGACAAAGTACAGACCCACCAACTGTACGACCGCCTCCACTTCACACCCGGGTACGATCGCGTTTTGAGAGATGATGTTTCGGTTGGTGTCGTAAATGTCACCCATAAACTTGCCGGAATCGTTGACCGGAAACTTGGCGCGGAAGATGGGGGGATACTTGTCGTTGTTTTGTTTCATGGAAGGGTTGTAAAGCTCGTGGATGACGTCTTGCTTCAGCGTCTTTCCTTGAAACCAAGCATTGGAATGGTTGACGGCTTGAGCGACGTTGTTGAGATCCATCTTGTTGAGAAAGTCTTTGAAGGCCATCATGGCCGGATCGTCTCCCTTCAACGAAAATTGGAGCGAATGACGTCCCGAATATTCGGACACACCGAACGGCAAGTAACATTTCGGAAGCACCACCGTGATGGGCTTTCGTGGCGCGTCCGGGTCGTTCACGAAGATGGTCTGACCTCCCGACGTGTTGGTACGCGGGTGACTGTAGGTAAGCTTGGAAATGTCAATGGAAGAAGGTGTCTTGGCCATGATTCTTAGTCGATGTATGTGTATGTGTGGTGATATACGAATGTTCTGTTTACGTCTTTAAGTGATTCTGTTTGTTGTACTGAATCGAGTTCTTGATTTCCATGGACGATGCGTTCAACGCCGTGCACGTATGTGCCCGCAACACGTTGGACCCCTGAAAGTACGCCAACTCGGGGTGAAACTTGCCGCCGTGCGCGGGCGAATGTTTCGCGAACGCAATCACCCCTTGTACGTCCAAAGGTGTATTGGCGAACAACCATTGCAGACCTTGCATGATGTGTTTGTCCACGGTGGTGAACGAGACGCGCCCGGGACGCTTGTCGGAACGTACCCCTTCCACCAACGGCATGTTCGCGTTGGAGCTTTTCGACGCAAAGTAAGCGAATTGTTCTTCGGGGGTGGTGCGCACCCCGTAGGCGACACGCAATTCGGTCACGAGCTCCGTAATGTGCGGAACGGACACGCGAGGATCCGAAGGAAAGGAGGTCACCAAATAGTCGAGCATGGTCAGGATCTTCTCAATGTTGGATTGATTCAACACGATCACGAGGTGGTCCCGTTTGGTTTTGAACGTGCACCCGTATCCTCGTCGCGCGTAAATACCGGCCGTGTTCGCGTCAGACACGTAAAAGTGGCTGTTGTTCGCGATGTTGTGAAGGGGTACCGGCGTACCTTTGAAAAAACAAACGCCGCTTTTCACCACGTACGCGTCCAAGTCCCATCGCCTGTCGTTCAACACCATCACTACTTGATCGGAACGAAACAGGTTGCGTCGATTCGTGAGCGTTTCGAACGAAAATTGTTCGCAATCTTTGAAGAGAAACATAATAAATTAAAATAACAGTAGAAAAATAATATTACAAAGTACGTCTGATTGACGATAATTTTAATGTTGACGATATAGCAATATAAATTATACCATTCGAATCATGATATCGAATCCGTACATCATCGCCGCCGTGGTTGTGTTTTTGATCGTGCTTGTGATTGGTAGCTGGTACTTGTCCTCATCCTCGGAAAGCGCAGCACCGGAATACGATCAGGGGGTTGAAAGCACTCCGGCAGTGGAAGCCGCGCCGAACGATGCTATGGACACCTACGACACATACACACCCGAAACGGGCGTCAACGACACCATCGCCACCACCATGAACACCGGCGCTTCCGTGAACGCCGCCATTGTTACCGAGTCGACCACCACCACCGTTCCGACGAACGATGAAACCAATGCGGAAGACGTAACCAATGTGGAAGACGTGGTTCCCAGCGAACAGATTGAATTTATAAACAACAAACAAAGCCAAATCAAAACATTTCTTTCCACGGAGTTTGGTTTTCTGAACTCGTTAAACGCGTAATCGAGTCCATCCGTTCCATTTCAGAGATGTAAGTGTACATGCTGTGATTGCGTATCAACTCGACGGGATCGTACGGTGATTCCAATCTCACGGGATTCTGTGTCAACGGAGTGTACCCCAACAACTCGAACGGAAGTTTCGACACGATATCGTGTTCGAGCACGTAACTGAACACGAGCACATCACTCGATTCGAAACGCGACCGAAACTCGTGGCCACCAACGTTCGGACACCCAAACAACACGAGCTCGATGTCAAATTCGTCGCTGAAATCGTGCGCGATGAGTGCAGTCGCCGCCGCTCCCAACGAATGACCACACAAGTACATCTTATGATCTTTGTATCGATTCAACGTCTTGTGTAACCGGTACTTGCGCTTGCAATACGTGGCGTACTTTCGAAACCCGGTATGTACGTCGTTTCGCTTGAACACGCACAAGTTGTCGAACCAATTCACCAGCGTGTCCGACCCTTCCACGGCGACGATCAGTTCCTTGGTTCGAGGATTGGGTCGAACGAGCACGTCGCTCGAACGCTCGTTGTACACGGTTTGACACAACCGCGCACATTCCAAATGTTTCTCAAGGAAAGTTGAGTTCATTTCCAAACAAGTGTGGATTACCTACGATAAAGGAAAGATTATCTTTTATGTCTTAATGCGCACGGAAACGGATATTAAATTTCATGTGTAGATGATAAACAGGAATGTATCCAAGCAACGAATTGTTGGCTCCGAACACGACCAAAACTGAATATTTGTTCATCGACACGCGTCAAACCACCGATATAGGGAACCAAGTGACTTTTGAGAATGATACCGAAATGAAGTTTCGCATCAAGTTCAACGAAACCGCCTCCGTGGCGTCCGGTCAATTGGCCCACGCGTTGACGCCTGGCGTCGTGTACAAGAACATCAAATCGGTGGAACTGTGCGGCTTGAGTTTCAGTAAAGAGTATATGACCGATGTTTCTCAAAATTTAAACTATGAATATATCGTCATCGACATCGAAGAACTCAGCGGACGCGTACACTCCAACAGTCAAGTCGCGCACGGAACGTTCGCCATCTTGTATCTGGAAGATCTGAAAGCGTACCACAAAGGCGCCGACTTTTTCGAAAAGATCAAGACGTTCAATCCACCGTTGTCGTCGCTGTCGAGTTTGAACGTTCGTTTTCTCACTCCGGACAATGAGTTAGTAACCATCCCTGGGAATGGTTCGATCACGATGATGTTCAAAATTATTACCGTGGTATAAACCATATACATGACCATGAAAACGCTACAAATTACGGTACCCGAGCTCCTCTTGATCGTCTTCTTGACCAACATACTCATGAAGATGATGCATGCCAACGGATCGCAGCTGGCGACCAAGCTTCTGGAGAATGTATTTTAAAAAAACGCAACCTCATTCATCACATATAGAGAAACCCCTCATGTTGTACTACGAGCTGGAGAGAATTATTCACAAGTATCGGTACCTACCCCATGTCGAGATCGAAGTGCGCTTCGGATGGAGCGATCCCACGACAAACGCCTTCGATTCGAACATTCGCGAACGATACTTTACCCCGTTGAAAACCGTGCTTTCCAAATCGTTCAAGTCGCACGAACGGTCGCTCTCCACCGTGTATCACGACGCCAACACCAACGCGCGGGGTATCGACTCGCCGGACCCGAGACACCGCCAACTCCCGCACGTCAAGACGCGGTTGGAGACGGTGGACGTGCGATTCGAGGGAACGCCCTTCGACGCGCGCATCGCGGTGAGTGTGGAGACACCGATCGATATACGTCATCCGCATGTTCCGCGCTGGACCCCCGTGCGCACGCGAGACCGCGACACGTTTCGGTACAAGATGTGGAACTACGACCTGACGTCGTCCGTGTACGTCGAACCCGTCAACGACACCACGCACGTGTACGAGTTTGAGATTGAACTGAATTGCGCGTTGGCAAACGAACTGGGGGTGACTTCCGCGTACCTGTCCGAAAGCTTGCGTCTGAAGATGAGCGACGTCGTCGAAATGAAACTCGCGGACCACGAAGAGATTCACTTAAAGAAGTGCTCGTTGATAAGCAAGAAACAACACAACCAACCACATCAAAAGCTCAATCATGTCTGTCATTCTCTACAAAAACTTTGATGTCAACGCACTCAGCCCATGCGAGGTGATGAAGAACAAATCCGGAGGTAATCAAGTGTCACTCAAGTACAAGGATTCGAGGCGCATCATTCTCCAAGTCCCCGCGATGAACGCGCCGTTCGGTCTGTCCGAATACGTTCCCGCATCCGCTGCCGACGGTGGATCGGTCAAGTACAGCATCGACTTTTCCTTCAAAGGACACGAGGAGGATTCCAAAATTGCGTCCTTCATGAAGGTGATGCAGGATCTCGACGAGTACATGATTACGCTAGGCGTCAATCATTCGGAGTCGTGGTTCGGAAAGAAGATGTCGAGCGAGGTGGTCCGGGAACTGTACCGACCCATCGTAAAGGCGTCCAAACAGCCCGAGAAATATGCACCCACCATCAAGATGAAGATTCGTACACGTCCGGACACCAACGCGATCGTGGTGGACGCGTATAATCACGACCGCACCGAATTCGACATCACCGCGTTCCAACCGGGAACGAACGCCAAATGTATCGTGGACTTTGCACCCATCTGGTTCGTCAACAAACAGTTTGGGCTCACCATGACCGTGCTTCAGCTGGAGGTGGTGAGCGTTCCGCAAAACAAGCTGGTCGGGTTTGCGTTTCAAAACGATGACGACGACGACCCCGAAGAGAATCTGGTGAATGACGACGATCTGTGAAAAAATCCATAGTAACTTATAATAAAAACAATGGGACAATACTATTCCTATATCGGGAATCAGAGGTACGATAAAGTCTTGCTCGAGTTGGCCGAATCGTTCAAAAACAATCCACGCGACGGTCGATTATCGGTATCCGACGTACACACATTGTTCGACGCCGCGCAAGATGGGTTCCGTGTGACGCAGGTTGAGATTGATACCTTGTTCCATATACGCCGCGAGTTTAATTTGACGGATGCCGCGGACCGCGTGTTTGCCGAACGCATGAACCAATTACACACTTAAACACAAACGACAACAGGGATTAAAAACAAACCACACTTTGTTTTTTTGAATGGAGTGTCCTGTGTGTTACGAACTGGTGGGTGAAGACGACCGCGCAAACGTTTCCGAATGCGGTCACGTGATTTGCAAGTCGTGCATGGACGTGTGGTTGGATTATTCGGAGACGTGTCCGATGTGCCGAAGCGTCGTTCGACTACCGTGCGAACACCATCGCGAATTCGAACTCGTGATTGTGAATGAAGACGCACCCGAACTCATGTCGGTGTTTTATCCGAGAATCGAGTGCGTGTCGCCCACCATGTGTCACGAACAACACCCAGACACCATGATCGATGCGATGAATAACTACTGGAGCCACAAAGGATCTGCGGGATCACTCTTTGCAAACGATACGAGAAACATTTATTTTTTGATTTACATGAACGGACAAGCTTCGAAAAAATGGTACATCAACGATTTTTCGAACCCTGTCAGAGAACGTCTTGGGAGTCACAACGGAACCCATCACATTCTTCACGAAATGGAACTGATTTTGGCGGAAACGTGTATATCATAAATCATAACCTTTGTTTTTATTCAGTCAAGGTCTTCGGAAAACCGAATATGTCGCGGACAATACGACGCATGCCAAGCCAACATTTGTTGACGACACTGCATTGCGCACGTCATTCGTTGTACGATCGCGTCAACGTATGTTGCTTTTGCATATCTATTTCTAGTCACGTGTAGCAAGTCTTACTTTATTTATGTTTTTATGCATCTTTCTTGATGACAATCTTGCGTTGTTTTTCGCCGCTCGCTTCTTTGCGGAGCGAAATTTTACCAGGGATACCTTCTTTGTTTGCAATGGTCAAACCGGCGGACATTTGCGAGATTGAATGGGTGTTTTATACTATGTTGGGGACGACTTTTTTTTACTGTTTTCCGGGGAAATAGTTGGGGAGAATGGTGTACACCACGTGTTGCTTCTTCGTCGGCCACGTCTTTCGGCTATACGGGATGGGAGATACGGGGAGGTACACGGGATTGCCGAAGTTGTAGAACGGATCGTTGGCGAAACGCACCGCCTGTTTGAAAGAGGGTTTGCTGTTGTTGAGTTGCATGATGGCGAGCACGCGTTCCGGTTTGGGCGGAACACCGTACCGTTTCACATTCGCGTTCACGTTTTTGGCGTTTTTGGACGCACATTGGGATTTCAGAACGGACACGTTCTTTTTCGTCACTTTATTGTTGTTTAGCTGGTACATGGAGATACCCTTGGCGTAGCAATTTTTTTTCATGTTTTTGGGTACGTTGGAACGGTTCACGTTCGCCACCGTGGTTTTTTTTGTGTTGTTGTTATTCGGCTTGTACTCCGGGATGGTCACACGCAACTTCTTTTTCGCGTCAGGGGTCTTCTTTTTGGTACCGTGGTTCATCTCGTAACGATGTGTGTATTTATATATAATAACCAACCCATATTTTATTTTTTTATTCGTTTACTTTGCAATCCCGTTCATGTTGCACTTGCTATCCTTCATGCGTTGCAACAGAGACTTGTACTCGCCCATGAGTTTCAAACACTCAGCGTTGTTTTTGTTGTTTTTGTTGGTGTTGGTCATGGTGGGGGCTGGGGCTGGTGCGGGTGCGTTGTTGACAAACAAACTGTTGGGGCTATTGCCCACCAGAGGATGGACGAAGTGGTTGTTCTTCTCCTTGTACCCGGCGTTTTTGAGCAACACTTGCATGTTGGGGTTGTTCTTGACCACAGACATGGGAATCACGTAGCCGAATGGGCGGTTGTTCTTCATGCTGCGGGTGATACCGGACGTGTTTTTGCCCGCAGCGGTGAACAGATTGTTGATGGGGCGGTACTTTTTCACGTTGGCTTGGAACAACGGATTGTTGACCGGCTTGGGCGCTCCGTTGGAAGAGAACACCAATCCGAACGGGTTCGTTTTGTTGTTTGACTTTGCGTTTGCCGAAGGGACCGCTGCATTCTTGTTCTTGTTGTTAGTCTTTGCGTTTACCGCAGGACCGAAAGAACCAATCTTGTTTCCTTTATTGTTTAAAAGAGACCCGTTCTGGTTGTAGTTTTTACCCGAAGAGCCCGCGACATTCTTGTTATTGTTCTTGTTCAAACGGTTACCGTTCGTGGTGACGGTCGCACCGTTCTTGGAAAAGTTGATGACCGGGGTGTTGTTCTTGTTGTTGTTCTTGTTCAAACGGTTACCGTTCATGGTGACGGTCGCGCCGTTCTTGGAAAAGTTGATGGCCGGGGTGTTGTTCTTGTTGTTGTTCTTATTGTTGTTGGTCTTGTTCAAACGGTTACCATTCATGGTGACGGTCGCGCCGTTCTTGGAAAAGTTGACGACCGGGGTGTTGTTCTTGTTCAAACGGTTACCGTTCATGGTGACGGTCGCGCCGTTCTTGGAAAAGTTGATGACCGGGGTGTTGATGTTCTTGTTCTTATTGTTGTTGGTCTTGTTCAAACGGTTACCGTTCATGATGACGGTAGCGGGTGCGTTGTTCTTTTTGTTGTTCTTGTTCAAACGGTTACCATTCATGGTGACGGTCGCGCCGTTCTTGGAAAAGTTGATGACCGGGGTGTTGTTGTTCTTCTTGTTCTTATTGTTATTGGCCGTGGCGGTGTTCTTTTTGTTGTTCGCAGCGACGATAGTATTGGGTGAGGACATGAGGTTCCTCGAAAAACGGAATGGATTTTATATTATATATGTGAATACAAAAAAATAAGTATATAGTATATAAAAATCATTCGAAGAATGCGTGTTGCGTTTTTTCTAACCGTGACTGATTCCAAGGGCGAGGATTGGTGGTACGATCAAATCAAGGTCACCCCCGCCATGCGAAAAACCGTGTTCAAGCACGTCGAAAACATAGGGTCCATCAAAACGTTGCGTATCGACTACGCCGTCGGGTACTATCTTCAACATCTTCTTCAGAAAAACAACGTGCAAGTCGATCTCGTCGAAGCGAAAGACGTCGTGGTCACCAAAACGTTTCGACCTAAAGAGTACGATTTGATCATCACGCAGTTTTTGTCGCCGCTCGCGGTGTTCCAAGTGTATAAGGAACGCAAAGGCACCGAGTACGACCGAATGTTGAAACGCAACGAATCCAAGGTGTATCCTCCCCCAAGTTACACCGCGTTCATTGAGGACAAATGTGCGTACGGTGATTTGCTTCGCAAACACGACATTCCGTCGCCACCCCAAGTGTGCTTGACCAAGACCGTGTACGACAACGCGAAATCCAAACGAAAACTGATCGAAAGCCTCCAAACCAAATGGGAGAAGCTCACCGACGCCGACGAGGTGTTCGCCAAACCCATCTTGGGAACTGGGTCGTGGGGCGTGAAGGTGATGAAGAAGTCAAACACCAAACAAATCGAGTCGTACTTGAAAACCATCTTCGAGGCTAAAAAATACCCTAAGGTGATGTTCCAACCGTACTATCCAGATTTCGGAACCACCTTCAAAGAGTTGCGATACGTGTTCGTTGGCGACAAGCACGTGTCCACCGTCACCAACAGTCTGAAAGGGGAGTGGAGCCGACCCAAACAAGAGGTTCGGACGTACGGAATCGACGTGCCTCAATACCACATGTTGAAGAACGTGGCCAAATACATCATCGACCGCATTCTCAAACCACGCTTTTTCAAAAACGGATTGCCGATGTTGGAGACGCGCGTGGATTTCGGTTGTTGTTTGAACCAGGTATCTGGGTACTATTTCGTCAACGAGGTGGAGTACGCGGGTGGTGTGTTGACGTTCATGGATAAGCGGCGTCAGTTCGACATCCACGAACACTTTGCGACACAACTCAAGAAGGTGGTCCAATGGTACCTTGTCAAGAATAAGTGAATCGACGCAACACTGGAATAAGTCGAAGCCGAAGGTCGTTGAAAAAGGGGCCACGGTATCTTCGGCGGGAACGGTTATCAGACATGAAATCGACCCACTCAACACAGTCCTTTTCCAGGCGATGCGCGTTGGTTTCGCGTGACCGTAACGCGTCGAAACGTGCCTCCGTGGTGGGTAGCGCGTACACGAACGACGTGAAATCGAAAAGGTACAAGTGAAACACAAATCCGCGGGGAGTGCATGTTTGGATGTGTTCGATCAGGTAGCGCTCTGGATGCTCTCGAATCGCGGTCAACACCTCGGGCCCGAACACGCTACACGTCTCCTCGTCAAATTCGCGCAGTGCCGTGTCGAGCGGGGTCGCGTCCACACCGGGTTCGCTCTTCCCCGCAAACCCGGACCATAACTGACTTTGCGTCTCCCGACCAATCAGCACCAGACTGTGCCCTGCGGGTCCTCGCACGCACGGCACGATCCCCGCGGAGTACATGTTTTGTAGTCGAAAAACGAACCATTGTTTTAATTCCTTATTTACTCGATGATAATTTGGTTGTCCAACGCGAGCGACTCCAAATAGGTGGGGGTGTTGACGTCCAACTCGTACAGTTTCATGTCGACATCGTACGTGTCGTCGTCCAACCACCGAAGGGCGTTCACCAACGAGATGTCCAAGTGACGCGTACCGACGTCTTGAATGCACCGCATCGACGCGTTTCGTTTCGCAACCCACAGATGATGTTCGGACGCTTCTTGTTTCTTCTGATACGGTTTCATCAAGTACAACTCGTCACTTGGAGGGGGCAATTTTCCGTAAATCCAATGATGCGTGGCCAAGGAATCGGCGACGTACTTGGCGTGGTCGTAGTCGCGAAAGAACACCACCGAATGTTTCTTGGCTTCACGCGGACGCAATGCGTAGTACGTGTTGGTCGGCAAATGAAGAATCGCGTACATGTTAGTGTATGGTACATGAAAAAAATTTAAAAGAGAACCCTTTTTCATGTAGAGTACAACACCATCAGTCGTTACATTATAAAACACATGTACGCGTGGGTTTTGGTCGTATTGGTCTACTTATCCGCGCTTTTCAAACGGTACAACGCTACCCTTCTGTTCTCCTCGAACCAACAACAAACCGGGATGGATGACGACGACGATTCGGTTTTGTCTTCGGTGATACCGCATGTGTTCGAATTCGGTACGAACGACCCGCTGCAAGTCGTTCTGAATCATCTCTTGTTGGAAGGTTCGTACCGAGTTCCGTATCGAGTCGTTTTTTTAGAAACGGGGATCGCGCACTACTACGTCAACGGGTCGTATCAACGCATGTTGCGCAAACCGTTCCGCTTCGCCAAACGGTGCAAAAAGCTGGTGGTCGACCAACTCGCATTGGAACCGGCGCTCACGTGTCGCGTGTGTTCGGAAAGCAAGACGTGCATCATGCTTCGTCCGTGCGGTCACGTTGGGTTGTGTAACCGGTGTTGCTTTCGCATCTTCAACAAAGCGTTTTTCGTCAACACCCACACGAACCAAATGTTTCAGTACGAGCCAACCTCCGACCCGCGCATGAGTCACGGCGACACGTTGGACGATATTCTGAACGACATTCGCGCGTCCCAAAATCGGTGCCCTTTTTGCAAGTCCTCCGTGACGCACTTTCGATACGCGTACATCGTGTGAACCACTTACACCATTTATACACTTAAAGATCACTCGGTGTTTAAACTATTCATATCCATTGGTTACGAAAGTAATACAACAAATCAACAATGACGGAGTGCGAAGTGTGCGCTGAGCGTTTCGATTCGATCGTACACAAGAAGGTGGAGTGTGCGGGTTGCGACTACGCCGCGTGTCGCAAATGTGTGGAGATGTACTTTACCTCCATCGCATCCGATTACCAGTGCATGAAGTGCCACAAGCTGTGGGAGGATGAGTTTGTGAAATCGCATCTGACACAGGCCAACGTCAAACGACTGAAAGTGCATCGGGAGAACGTCCTGCTCGATCGAGAAAAGGCGTGGATGCCTGCAACACAAGACCACGTCGTGCAAGCGATCCGTCTGGAGAAGCTTCAAGGTCTCCGCGAACAAAGGGACCAGGCACGTACCAAACTGACTACGATAGAACGCGTGCTCACGGTGTTCGGAAAGGACGAACAGTTCAAACCGATGGTGGAGGAGTGCAAGCGAGTTCTCCCCACTATCAAACAAAAGGAAACCTTTTTGAAAAACGAGTACGAAACTGCACGCGTGGCGTACCGTACCAATGGGGTCGCGGCCGAATCGTCCGCCGCCGGTGCCAGACGAAACAACGGGTACGTGTCCGACCACGTCCTCAAGTGCCCGAACGGCGATTGCAAAGGGTTCATCGGAACCAATTGGAAATGCAAGATGTGCGAAGTCAATGTATGCAAAAAGTGCCATGAACTTTGCAGTGACCAACAAGAGAGCCCGGAGCATGTGTGTGATCCGGAGAATGTGAAGACGGCGGCGCTCGTGCGCGAGTCGACACGTCCGTGCCCCAACTGCGCGACGCGGATCCATCGCATCTCCGGGTGCACGCAAATGTGGTGCACGCAATGCAACACATCCTTCGACTATCGCACTGGGGAAGTGTATACACGCAATATTCACAACCCGCACTATTTCGAATGGTTGCGGAGGAATCCTGGAGGCTTGCCGCAAGAGGATGGTCCAGGAGGAGGCGGTGGTGGTGGTGGGTGTGGTGTGGATCTTTCCTTGAATCGGTTCCTGACACACATTCGAAACACGCTTCCCGACCACGGCGAGGATCCGATGTACTTCAGACTAGCGGATATGTGCCGCGTCTACTATCACGTGCGCCATCTGATGCGAAACTACGCGCACGTGGAGAACAACCAACGCAACCCGTTCCAAGTCAACATCGATCTACGGATTCGATGGATGATGAATAAGATTACGGAGGACAAGTTCAAGACGATGTTGCAGCGCAAGGAGAAGCAGTTCAACACCGATATGCGAAAGCATCAAGTGCTTGCGATGGTTTCGCAGATTCTTCGCGACCAGTGCATGCGCGTACTGAACTCGAAGTACAGCCGCAAAGAGTGGACGAAGTGCATTACACAGTACGACAACATCATCACGTACGCCGACGAGTGTTTCTCCAAACTCGCTCGGATTTACAAAGTGAAGATGCCGGACATTCATATTCATTGAAACCGCGCGGAATCCGGTGACGAGTGGACGTCGTAGATAATGGCATCCACACCGTACCGATGCTCCATGTCGTGACGTACCACCGGATCGTTGCAAACCCACGCGTACACCTTGTAGTTTCTGTTTTTCAACTTTTCAAAAATTTCTTCATGAACCGTGTCGTAATTGAACGAAATGAAATCGATCGTGTACAAATGTCCGAAAATACCAACAGGGAGTCCGGACGTAATCACACCCACTTTGTATGTAAACGGAATGACGTAGTTTCTGCTGCACGTCCGAAGATCGAGCAGTTCCTGAACGCAATATTCGTTGAACGAACACAGTTCGAACGTGTGGTGTGTATACGGTTGAATGCAAAAGACGAGGTCTTTGGCAAGCTGTTTCGCGGTGTCGATTCCGAACGCCTTGATATCGACCACCAAATGCATTGGAGTTTTTTGTTTACACAAATCAACAAACCGTTCGTTGTTGTCGTTTCGTTTTTCGCGGTCATGACAAAGGACGATGTCGCGCTTCGAATTGTATCGGACGTCAATCTCGACCGCGTCAAAAGAATTGGACGATGCTACAATACCGTCAATGGTGTTTTCTTGGTCTATATAACCTCGATGAGCGATGTGCCTCATCCGTCCATCGTTGTTTCTTGCTATATACCACCCGACTAAAAAAATCATACCGACTATTTCAACGAATGCAGTTGCGGCTGCGGCTGCGGTTGCGCGTTCTCCATCCAATCGGTCCCGCGCGAAGACGACCTCCGCGTGTTCGTGAGCACACGGGTTCCGAGATCACCTCGTTTGTGGGATGCTCGTTCGGCATGATGTGCTTCGGCATAAACGTGCCCGTACAAACGATGGGGGCGGTGCCGGTGGTGGTGGTGACCCAATGAACGTAACGCACGACGAACCGGGCGTCGTACAGCTCCAACTCCAACCGTTCGTCGACGAACCGCGCCTTGAACTGTTGCTCCAGCCGGGCGCCGTTGGAACACTTCCAACACATTACCGTGGTGTTGGACCCGTAGTACGTCTTGTACCTGGATACGATGCGTTCGGGACGGCGGTCCGACATGTACCCGACCTTGATCACGCCGTGGTTGTCGTTGTACGGGTTGGCGACGAGATACAGATGCATGTCGTTTCTTCGGAAGGGAGAGGAGAGGATGGTGGTTGGGTGTCTTGTGCCTTTGTGAATCCTTTGTTCGTGTTTTATACCCTTGGTTTTTGTGCACGTCACTTGTTGTTGTGATGATGTTGTTGTTTACGTCGCAACTCTTGACGCATGTCACGAAGCTCGTTCTCCAACCGAAACCGCACGATCGGCGACTCGGTGGTTCGCAACGTCTTGCTTTTCTTCGAAATCGCGTGGTTGAGTTTTCGTTCGTCTCGTTGACGTGTGCGTGTCGCAATCCATCGAATCGCGTACTCGGTGAGCGCGTCCACCCGCATAGAGGTTCTTGTTGATGTGGTACTTCTTTTCTTTAAACAATAGTAAAAACCGTGCAAAAACCATGGTTCGAAGCCCTGCAATCGTGTACGTCATTCGTCCGTCGACGCGCAAGCACAAAAAATATCAAGCCGTGTTCGCGGACGGTCGTCCGTCGGTTCACTTCGGCGACAATCGGTACGCGCAGTTCAAAGACCACACGTCGTGGAAGATGTACGCGCACCTCGACCACGGCGACAAGAAACGGCGCGACCGATACTATCAACGACACGGAAAAAAGGCCAAAAAGTACAGTGCCAAGTATTTCAGCCACAAGTACCTGTGGTGAAAAGCCAAAAAAACGCTTCTTAAAGAACTCGGCGTGGATGATATCGTGTGAAGAAAAATCATGAACATCTTCTTTCTCGCTTGGAATCCGGACGCGTGCGCGCAGATGCACTGCGACAAGCACGTCGTCAAGATGATTTTGGAAACGGCGCAAATATTGTGCACGGCACATCGGGTGGTCGACGGCACGGAAACGACCACGTTGTCGAAATCCGGGAACCGTCGCGTTCGGCGATGGATGCTCGACGACGACACCAAAGACGCCGTGATGTACGCTTCGACACACGTGAATCACCCGTCGGTCGTGTGGGCGCGTGCGTGTGTCGAACAGTACACGTGGTTGTATCAACTCTTTGTGGCGTTGTGCGCCGAGTACACGGTTCGGTACCGAAAGACGCATCTGTGTTGGACGAAACTCCACGCGGTGTTGAAGGATCCTCCTCAAAAAATGGTGTGGAACGGCGTGTTTCGCGCGCCTCCCCCCGCCATGCCCGACCATTGCAAACGCGAAGCGGTGATCGACGCGTATCGAACGTACTACGCGGTGGAGAAACGATCGTTCGCGAAATGGACCGTCCGCGAACCGCCGATATGGTTTGCAACGGCGATTTTCACTTGAAGAACCATCGTACACTAATTCATAACAAGATGTTTACCAACGCGGTGCAAGCGTATTCGGCCAAATACCCCAACGATATTCGCCACAAAGACTATCATCTTTTTTGGCTTGAAAATGATATTTTATTAGAATTGAATGATAATGTAGCCATGTTGGATGGTATTCAACCAAAACTACAAAAAGCATTTCCCAACAAGTCTTGTATGCAAATTAACGAACAACTCAATAAGAACAAAACAGCGTCGCAAATACAAGCTGCGTGCGAAACCTTATGGCGTTTCCTTCCAGAAGAAGGAAAAGCATCCATTGTGTCGAAACACTCGTAGAGATCCTTTTTTTAGGTTGGTTTTTCACATCGAACAATTATTTATTCGTCTTATAACAAACAAACATTCCATGAAACCCGTCGCGCTCACACGTGAGCAAAAGATTCGTAAATCCGTGCGCGGATTCATCATCACCTTTCTTGTCTTTCTCATCTTCCGTTACTATTTGGCAGAGTTGGCGCTCAACAACAAACCGAGCATGAAACGCGGTATGGTCCTGTCCCTGTTTTACGCCATGGCGTACGTGGTGTCTTCGAACACGTTATAAACCCTTTTAAACAAATTGAAAGTGTATAAACCCAAACCATATACCATGTCGAGTTCCGAAATCAAGGAAGATATCTTGGAGGAGGACGTGATTCAGATTCCCAGCCAGAAGTTTGCGCTCATTTCGGTCGTGTCTCCCCAGTCGACGCAGAAGCACGAAGCGTGCGGACTCAAGATCCGTGGCGTGTTCGCCACGCGCGAGGAGGCGGAGTTTCACGTCAAGCGCCTTCAGAGGACCGAGTCCACCTTTGATATTTACTTGGTGGACATGTATAAATGGCTCCTCATTCCCCCTGATAATTCGAAGATTGAGGACAAGGAGTATCAAGAGGACATGCTTTCCCAGATTGTGAAAGGACATCAAGAGCAACAGATGCTTGCGAAGCAACACCATCAACAGCGCGTCCAAGACGATATCGAGCGTCAAATGAACGCGAACAAAAACAACAACATTCAGGTGGACGAAGTGATTGACTATAGCGCGGCGTCGTCGTCGTCTTCCGCCAACCCTTGAAAACACGCGCACTTGTTTTTTCACTCGGTCTTTTTCACGGTAATCAACGGTTTTTTGGGGTTTTTCGATAGGTGATTGCGATATTGTTTTTGCAAATCGATGATATCTTTCGCGTCGTGGTTCGGGTCGTACAAACGTTTGTGGGCGTTCCAGAACTTGCTGTGACCGACGCGAAAGGGAGTATCGAACATGCGCGCCTTGTACCAAAACACGACGTCTTCGATCTTGTTGCTTTTGATCGTGTTGTCAAGCACGATGCATTCGTAATTTTCCGTGCATGCGTTCATCACCTGGTTGAACATTTCGAATGTTGGGAAAATGCCGAAAAAGTTTTTGTAAATCTTTTCGCGATTCTGCAATATGTTTTCGCGAAAGACGAAGATGTAGTCAATGTTCGAACGCAAATCGGGGGACAGGTCCATACAATACTGCATGGTGAGCATGAAGAAGATGTTCCAGTGACGTCCGTTGTAGAATATTTGGCGCATGATTTTCTCTCGTAGAAACTTTTTGTCGTACATGCAGTCGTCCAAGATGATGAACACGTTCGACTTCATGCCTTGTTTGATTAACGCCTTTTGGCGTGCGACGATTTTTTCTATAACGTCCGAACGATATTCGTTATACACGAATAGGTCCGGAATGAAACTCTGGTAGTAGCTGTTCCCCTCTTCCGTGCCCGACATGACGACACCGACCGGAAGGGCTTTGCGCTTATGGTACATAACGTCCTTGACGCACGTCGATTTCCCGCTCATGCGTTTGGCGATAAACACCACGATCGAATTGTCCCGCATCGTGTCCGGATTGAATTTCTTCAACTGCAAGTTCATAACCGTACAAAACTACTATAAGTGGCATGAAATTTAAATTCGTTTCGTCAACGAACACTACGTTTATAGGACAAAACACGTTTTTTTTCAGTGCGTCGCGTCATACGTCGGTATTTTTTTCTCATAGCATATAGTATAAACAAACGAACACAACATGGGAGGAGGACTTATGCAGCTCGTTGCCATCGGCGCTCAGGACGTTCACCTGACGGGGAACCCCCAGATCTCTTTCTTCAAGGTGGTGTACCGCCGCCACACCAACTTCTCCATGGAGTCCATCGAGCAGTCTTTCAACGGCACCGCCAAGCCCGGTTCCCGCGTGACCTGCACCATCAGCCGCAACGGTGATCTCGTGACCAACATGTGGCTTGAGGTGGACATGGGTTCCGATGACGGTTTCGTGAACTCTGTGGGTCACGCTCTCATCGAGTACGTGGAACTCGAAATTGGCGGCCAGCGCATCGACAAGCACTACGGCGAGTGGCTTGAGATCTGGTCCGAGCTCACCCTCCCCGAGGAGAAGCGCCAGGGTTTCAAGGAGATGATCGGTCGCCGCGACTCCAATACACCCACCAAAATGCAAAACCAGAAGCTCTACATTCCCCTGCAGTTCTTCTTCTGCCGCAACCCCGGCCTTGCGCTCCCCTTGATTGCGCTTCAGTACCACGAGGTGAAGCTCAACATCAAGTTCCGCGACGGCGGCGAATTGAAGACTGGGTTCACCGATTTCGACAGCGTGAAGTTGTACGTGGACTACGTGTACCTCGACACCGAGGAGCGTCAGCGTTTCGCCCAGATGTCTCACGAGTACCTCATCGAGCAGCTCCAGCACACCGGCGTGGAGTCCACCAAGTCCGACCAGGTGCGCTTGAACTTCAACCACCCCGTGAAGGAGCTCGTGTGGGCCATCCGCCCCGCCGGCAAGGTGCTTCAGTTCGGTGCGACCGAAATATTTTCTGGAGACGGGTCTAGTACCGAGTTCGCCACCGCTGATACCGACCGTTTCACATCCGCCAAGTTGCAGCTCAACGGCCACGACCGTTTCACTGAGCGCGACGCGGCGTACTTCCGCCTGGTGCAGCCCTACCAGCACCACACTCGCGTGCCCAACAAGCACATCTACTGCTACTCCTTCGCCCTGAACCCCGAGGCCCACCAGCCTTCCGGCACCTGCAACTTCTCCCGTCTCGACAACGTGACCCTGAACTTGTCCGGTATGAGCTCCTCAGCGCGTAGCGGCACTAACGCTGAGTTGCTTGTGTACGCCGTGTCCAACAACATCCTCCGCATCACCTCTGGTATGGGCGGCCTCGCGTACTCAAACTAAAGGACTGGAACCCTTTTAACGACTTGTAGACGAAACACATCATAAACCCCGAGTATATAGAGAAGATACAAAAAAATAACACTTGGTAAAAAACAACAAAAAAATAACACACGTGCTTTGCGTGTCACATACACCATTTTTTTTCTGTGGTATATGACATACAAATCAACGAACCACATTCACATACACAATGGGTGGAGGATTAATGCAACTCGTCGCCATCGGCGCTCAAGACGTTCACCTGACTGGTGAGCCCCAGATCTCTTTCTTCAAGGTGGTGTACCGCCGCCACACCAACTTCTCCATGGAGTCCATCGAGCAGTCCTTCAACGGCACCGCCAAGCCCGGTTCCCGCGTGACCTGCACCATCAGCCGCAACGGCGATCTCGTGACCAACATGTGGCTCGAGGTGACTCTTCCGAAAGAGTACTCTGCTGGTAAAGATCATCAGTACGTGAACTCCGTGGGCCACGCCCTGATTGAGTACGTGGAGCTCGAGATCGGCGGTCAGCGCATCGACAAGCATTACGGCGAGTGGCTCGAGATCTGGTCCGAGCTCACCCTCCCCGAGGAGAAGCGTCACGGTTTCAAGGAGATGATCGGTCGCCGCGACGCGTACAGCTCCAGTTCCGCGT